CACCTTTTTGGTCCTGGCAAAACTGAATGGAAAAGAATCTGTGAAATACTACATACTCTTGGATTATTAACCCAGATGGATATGGCGGCACTAGCAGCTTATTGTAATAATTGGTGCATTATTGTTCAGTGCACAAACCGAATCAAAAGATCTGGAGGGTATGCAGTTTATTTGGAACAATGTAAGAACAATCAGCCAAGATTGATTTTAGAAATTCAAAAAGCACAAAAGGAAATAAGAGCTTTTTGTGCCGAATTCGGATTCAGTCCAAGCGCACGGGGACGGATTGCTGTTCCAACATCGGGGCGAAAGGGCAAAGGAGGCTTGGATTGAAATGCATAATCTGTAAAAAAGAAAAACATAATTATGAGATGTCTCAGTATTTGGCATACAAAGGATATTGCAAAGGATGTGAGGCAATTCAATGGTTTGAGGATTATTTGATTCATACAAAGGGTAAATGGAATGGTAAACCCTTTAAATTATTACCGTGGCAGAAAATACTTGTCTATAAATTATTTGGGACAATTAAGAAGAATGGTTATCGACAATATAATACAGTTTATGTAGAAATTCCTAAAAAAAACGGAAAAAGTTCTTTAGCAGCTGGCATCGCTCTAAAACTTCTTTTTGCTGATGGTGAACCTAGTGCTGAAATTTATGGAGCAGCTGGCGATAGAGAGCAGGCATCAATTATTTTTAATATTGCTGCCAGAATGGTAGAACGGAATATAGATCTCGGAGAAAACTGTAAAATATTACATGCCACAAAACGCATCATACATAATAATAGTTCTTTTTATCGTGTATTATCTGCGGAAAGTCATACGAAACATGGCTTCAATTGTCATGGAATAATTTTTGACGAACTTCATGTACAGCCTAACAGAGATCTCTGGGATGTGCTTACTCAAGGAGCAGGTGATGCAAGGCGACAGCCTGTATTTTTTGCGATCACTACCGCAGGTTATGACCGAAATTCAATATGTTGGGAAATCCATGAATATGCTCGCCAGGTGCGAGATGGAATCATAGAAGATCCGACCTTTCTGCCAGTTCTTTATTATGCAGAAGAGGAGGCAGACTGGAAAGATCAGAAAGTGTGGGAATCCTGCAATCCTTCTCTATCGTCATTATATGATGATGATAGAGGAATAATTGATATCTCAAAAGTCAAGCAAGCCTGATGATAGAGGAATAATTGATATCTCAAAAGTCAAGCAAGCCTGTCGAAAAGCACAGGATTCGCCGGCACTTGAGAATAGTTTCCGGCGTCTGCGATTGAATCAATGGGTAAAGCAAGAGACACGCTATATTCCCATGGATAAATGGCGAGGTCGATGTGCTGAGCCATTCAATCCGGATATGTTGCTCGGACTCGACTGCTACGGCGGCCTAGACCTAGCTTCCATCACGGACCTAGCGGCGTTCCTCTTACTCTTCGAAGTGGACAGTCTGACCTACTGTTTACCGAAGTTCTGGATTCCGAAGGAAAATATTGAAAAGCGTTGCCGCCGGGATCGCGTACCTTATGACATATGGGTACGACAGGGATATATCACGGCTACGCCCGGAAGTACGATTGATTATGACTACATCGAAAACGAGATTGAAGAATTAGGCAAAATGTACAAAATACAGGAAATCGCCTATGATCGTTGGGGATCGGCGCAGATCATCCCGCACCTGGAGATGATGGGATTTACTGTTTTGATGTTCGGCCAGGGTTGGAAATCCATGAGCAACCCGACGAAAGCCATGTTGCGTGAAATTCTAAATGGAACACTCCGGCACAATAATAATCCTGTATTGACCTGGATGGCGGACAATCTCATGGTAATGACTGATGCCGCAGCCAATGTAAAACCTGATAAAGAGAAATCCACAGAGAAGATCGATGGTATTACGGCCTTGATTATGGCTCTGGACCGAGTTATTATTCATCAACCGCAAGAAAGCGTATATGCAAAGAGAGGTATTATCACGATTGGCGGAGAAGAAAAAGAAAAAAAGGAAGTGGAAGAGAAAGAGCCGAAAACAAAAAAGATGACCATAGACGAAGTGCTTAAAAAAAGATATAGGAAACCCACTTGATAAATTTGCAATTCTATGTTAAATATAAACTATCCCCTGGAGCACCGGAACACCCCGGCCCACCAGGAGGATACATATAAAACTTTTAAATAGACTTTCTAATTCTTTTAAAGCGTTTAGACTCAATTTTAGCCTTTCTAATCTGGATGATATTCTCGACCGGCGACTTTACGGCCGTCCCACCGAATCAGGTATCAATATCAGCAATGACACGGCTCTGAATTATAGTGCTGTCTTTAATGCAGTCGCAATCATCTCGGGCACTCTTGCGAGTCTTCCTTTGATTTTTTACCGCCGTCTGAATGAACGTGGTAAGGAACGTTTCACGGCCCATCCGCTTTACGATGTTTTGCACAATCTGGCCAACAGGGAAATGACAAGTTTTGTCTGGCGGGAAGTAAGCCAGGCGCATCTTTTATTGTGGGGCAATGTTTATTCCCAGATTATCAGAAACAGAATCGGGCAGGTGATTGAGCTGTGGCCCCTCAATCCAGCCGCCGTGGAAGTAAAAAGAGACGAAAACAATAAAATAATCTATGAGGTTACAGAAAAAAGCGGTAAACGGACTTTCCAAGCCGAAGAAATCCTGCATATCCCAGGATTGGGATACGATGGTAGAAAGGGTTATTCGGTTTTGACCATGGCCCGAGAATCCATGGGGCTTGGGCTTGCGATGGAGACTTTTCAGGCACGGTTTTACGGGGCAGGCACAAACATCGGTGGAGTATTAGAGCATCCGGGAAAACTCGGCCCCGAAGCATTTAAACATCTGCAGGAAAGTGTAAAAAAAGAATATGGCGGTTTATCAAAATCGCATGGTTTATTTGTTGCCGAAGAAGGCATGAAATATAAACCCGTGGGTATGCCCTTAGAAGATGCGCAATTTCTTGACAGCAAAGTATTTCAGATCGGTGAGATCGCTCGCTGGTTTAACCTGCCGCCCCATAAACTTAAAGAGCTCAGCAAAGCCACATTCAGTAATATTGAACAGCAACAGATCGAATTTGTGCAAGACTCTATCCGTCCGTGGCTTGTGCGTTGGGAACAACACATTGCATGGAAACTATTGTCTCGGGAAGAACGAAAGCGATTTTTTGCCGAGTTTTTGATCGGCGGGCTGCTGCGGGGCGATATGGAATCAAGAATGAAAGCTCTGGCAGTCCAACGACAAAACGGCATCATTACCGCGGATGAATGGCGATCACTCGAAAACATGAATCCCATGGGCGGAAGAGCTGGAAAGGCTATCTGGATGCCGCTTAATATGTTGGATGTCAACTCACCTCTCCCAGAACCGAAACCGGAGAAAAAACCGGGAGAGGGAGAACAAGAGGGGAAAGCCTCTACTGATTATGGGTTTCGTGTTGAGCCACGTTCTGTTGTGGCAAGAAGAAGGACTGCCAAAGCCTATAAAGCCGTATTCCGGGCCATGGAAAAAGAGATCCTTGCAAAAGAAATCCCTGCAATCAAAAAGATAGCTCGCAAAACGCTGAAAACCCGCGATTCAGGAGAATTTATTTATGCGATAGGTGAATTTTATACAGAATTTAAAAAATTCGTGCGGGAACGATTTGCTGGCGTATTTGCACAATATGGTGAGGCGATCTATCCGCTGGCTGCCGATGAAATAGGGACGAGCCCGGATCTTACCGATGAATACAAAGCTTATTTGGCCGAATATACCGATCATTCAACAAACCGCTATATTGAGAGCTCCCGGGGACAGTTAAAGGCGGTAGTGTTGAAACATCGAGAAAATGATGCTGTAAAGGAGATTGAGAAGCGTCTTGCAGAGTGGGAAGAAAGGCGTCCGGATAAGGTTGCGGACCTGGAAACGGTAAATGGCGAATCGGGGACGGCAAGCTTTGTATATCTGGCCGGTGGTTTTCGTACCGAGTGGGTTACATTCGATAAATCTTGTCCGTATTGCGAGTCTTTGAACGGGAAAACAGTCAGTCAAGGAATGAATTTTATTAATGCCGGGGAATCCTTTCAACCTGATGGAGCGGAAAGCCCGTTGATCGTGACGCAGAATATCAGTCATCCGGCAGCACATGAAGGGTGTGATTGTAGTGTGCGGGCAAGTTTCATGAGGTCAGCGAGAAAGAGTGCCGAAAAAGTAGCCACCCCTAATCAGGAATCCAAGCATGGTTGAAAAAACTGATATAGATGGTGTAACATCTAAAGTGCAGAATGCTATCATGGGAGGAATTATCAAGAGCATCCGACAGAGCAAGGATGAACGGGAGATAGTGGAAATTATTATAATGGATGTAGCATGACATGATGAAGATGACTGCGATGACGATCTGTACGAGCAAAGGATTGATCGACAATATGAAGGCAATGGCCCTGGAGTTGGCCGAGGTGTATGAAGGAAATATCAAAATCGAAATTAATACGAATGCGTTAAATGGGCTTGTAAAAATACAGATAACGGAGTACGATGTTTAACGGGGTTATGCCAATGGTCACGTCATGTGAGAAACCCAGGCGGATAGAGCGAGCCACGTGGCTGGAGAAACCCACCAAAAGAGAGCGGAGGGGCTGTTTGAAAACGGCCCCCACTTATATCCCCTGCCAAATTAGCACTTGACAAAATAGATGATATATATAAATATAAAGTGTAGGAGCGAGCCAGTAGAAAAGAGAAACCCACGTCCGCTGAGCGTTCTTTAAAAAATTAATTTTGTTTTATTAGTCAGAGTACCGGAATACCCCGGCCTGCCGATTGATGGGCCGGGATTTTTTATTTGGAGGTTATTATGCCATTGCCAAAACCAAAAGATGGAGAAAAACAGGATGATTTTATAAAAAGATGCATGTCCAGCGAGGCAATGAAAAAAGAATTTCCCGATAGCGATCAACGCCTGGCTGTGTGTTTTCAAAAATGGCGAGACAAGGACAAAAAAGATATGGAACCGGGAGAACTGAGAGGGGCGCTCCCTTACAAAGATAAAGGAGCGGCGGATGAGGGCACATCATGGAATGGACCGAAAGAAGTGGCAGCCGCAGAGGTTGATGACCTAAAAATTATGTGTGCTTGGGTTGATCCTGAACAAACAGATACCAAGCAAGGTTATAAACTTCCTCATCACAGAAATTCAGATAAAAAAGCGGTCTGGAAAGGCGTGAGTGCCGCTGGTGCCGTTATTATGGGGGCTCGTGGGGGAGCCGACATTCCTGATTCGGATATTCCGGCTGTGAAAAAACATTTGGGCCGCCACTATGCCCATTGGGACAAGACACCTCCTTGGGAAAGCAAAGAAAGCAAATCGGATCAAAAACAAATGTCGATAACTAATGGGAACATCGAGAGACGTTATTTTAAGGATATGGAGCTGCGCCTTGTTGATGGGGAGGATGAGAATGTCATCACCGGATACGCCGCAGTATTTGATAAATACAGCGAGGACCTGGGATGGTTCAAAGAGAAGATTAAGAAGGGTGCCTTCAGCAAGACAATTAAGGAGAATGATATCCGTGCACTGATCAATCATAATCCAGACCTGATTATTGGGCGCACCAAAAATAAGACTCTCAAGCTCTGGGAGGACGACAAAGGTCTGGGTTTTGAGGTCAAGTTACCAGATACTTCCTATGCCAAGGATTTGAAAGAAAGCATCAAGCGTAAGGATATCACCCAAAACTCTTTCGGATTCCAGATGATTAAGGATGAATGGTCCAAGGATGGGAAAAAGCGGCTTTTAAAAGAGGTGAAACTTTTTGACATCTCCCCGGTCACCTTCCCGGCGTACAAACAGACAAGCGTAAAAATGCTTCGGACGTGGATCTATTCCACTCGACAATAGAGATTCTCAAACGCTATATTCCTGCCGAGGAGGAGCCGCTCATTGAGATCGTAGAAGATCCTGAGCACTCCGCCGCTTTGGAAGAGCCGGAACCGATTTCCACTCAAGTAAAAGTTAGGGTGGCGGATATGGTAATCAAAAAATATCTAGGAGAAAGACATGGCTAAAGAGAATTTGATAGAGGAGCTTAAAATCCTCAGCGAGCAGATCGAGGAGATACGCAACAAGGAAGAGCCGACAGCAGAGGATTATAAGAAGCTGGATGA